CAATTACTTGCATCAGATCACCCTTTCTAAATCAACCCAAGGTATTCTTCCATATAGCGCTCATAGGTTGCATAAGCGTCCAAAAGACTTGCCAAACCATCAATACGTTTTCTAGGATTGTTGCCCTTAACAGGTTTTATATTGGCGTTCTCGTCCGTTTTTATACGCGTGTTAGAGATACACCATTTTAACAACCCGTTATTGTTGTAATTGATATTGTCACTCATTAAATCAGCGCCTAATGCTTTCATAGGAGCAGATAATGATTTGAATCCTTGATATACAGCTTCAGGAACAGAAGGTCCAAACGCATTCTTCAATTCATCGATCAGATACGCCGAACTCCAAGCATCGTAACCAATTTTGAACGGATAAATATCGTATTCCATCTGCAATTTTACGAACCACTTTGTTACATCCTTGTAATCCACTTTACTGTCACCAGAAAGAGTGATAATTCCTTGGTCTTTCCACTTGTCATATGGCACCTTATCGTCCTTCATACGCTCTTCGAACAAGTCGCTTGGCATAAAGTACTGTTGCATGACATAAAGCTTGTTAGGCTCGTCCTTGATGCCAAATATTGCAGTCGCACAAGTTAAGTCAGTGGTTGCTGACAAGTCAATACCACCAATAAAATACCTTGGCTTGAGTTCAAGCGCATTGAAGGTTGATTCATTATTAAAATCGTTGAAGCTTAACCATGCGTCAGTATCGGATTCATTAATATTGAACTCTTTACAAAGCATGTTACGCACCATACGAGGATTTTGTTTCGCAAGGTCAACTTTTTCCTTTAATGATTGCAATTTCTTGATAACGCCTATTCCCGGATTAGCTTTGACCCACATTTCTTCGTCTCGCCATTCCTCTGGATCGTCTAATTCGTACATGAATGGAATTGTGCGATCATCATGATAGCCTTCAGCATTATCCCAGCCATCAATGATATCTCCCATCTCTTCGCGAAGTTCATCGAAGATGTCTTCACGAGTCGTACCAGAAGTTGTAGTAATCAAAATCAAAGGTTGTTCACGAGCGGACATACTATCAACGATTACGTCATACAGTGGACGTCCGCCACGTCCTTTCCACGAATGAATTTCATCCATCAATGAGCAATGAGCGTTTAAACCGTCCAAACTATCTGAATCACTAGCCAAGGGTTTAAATTCAGCATCGTTAAATTCGGCTACCATGTCGGCCACTCTAGCTTTAATCATTTTTCTAAGCGTTGGTGATTTTTTAACCATCAATTTCGCTTCTTGCCAAATGATTTTCGCTTGATCTTTCTTAGCAGCCGTTGCCAAAATCTGAGAAC